GACGCATTCTCTCGCCCTCTGTGATGTCGCCAGCGTGATAGACGGTAGTTATTCCCTCTTGCTCAAATGCATCATATGCCTGATGCAGGAGCGATAACTGAGTATACTTGCTACCTAAATGAGTATCAGAGACAACGCCAAATCTTACAACGTGATCGCCGTTCCAATTACTTCTAATGCGCTTCGGTTCGCTGTGGATACGCTTAGTTACCGTCACACCGTCTGCGGTGTAGTCTATAATATGCCCGGTGGCTTTTAGCCTTGTAATCTCGTTTATAATCTCGTCAGGTGTTAGTCCGGTTTGCGCCATGATGCGTTCAAATGTTGCAGGCTTTTGTATAGCGTCAATGACTGATTTGTATTTCGGCTGTGCTTTTTCTTCTTGTGATCGTCGCCATAATCCCCGGACACGTTGCCAGGAATAGTATTCGCCTGTTTCTTTGGTTAATGTTTCGCCTATTTGGTTGTATGTCAAACCTTGATTCTTTAGTTCTTTTATTCTCTCTTTCATTTGTCCCTCGCATAAAAAAAGACGCCCCGGAACGGAACGCCTTACACAGTTATCTACAATATAGATTTTATCATACTGCTGTTTATTTGTCAAGTGCCAGTTTGTATAAAGCATTATCGCTTATGCCATCTGTTATCGGCTTGCCTTGTTCGTAGTTTTCAACGATCTTGTTTCTTATTTCATCAATAGTCATTTTGTTCACCTGCTTTCGTTTCTTATGTTCGGGAATACATTCCTTTTTCCCAATGTTTCGTACCGAATGTTGTATATTATTCGGGACAAGTTAATCTTCTGCCACAGTTCGGGCAGTAGTTGTATGGAGTTTCATATGCGTCTAATTCCCTACCAGATTTATCTAAGACAGTTTTTACAACTACAACGCCATGTTTTTCTATTTCTGTGCAGTACCAACAACTTAATGCTCTTGCTGTGGTTGTTTCCATTTTGGAAATAGCCACTTCCTCATAGGTTTTTCGGAAAATATCAGGCTTGCAAGGATAAAACTCACCGTTTACGCCTTTGATTATAAAATCGCCTTTCGTGACTCTCATTAAACCCTCTAACGTAATAATGTCGTATTCGTTATCTTTTGAGTTGTAAACCATGTCTGGGCAGAAATCCATGCAACTTGCTATATTCTTATCTCTTTCGTATTCAACTGCTTCGATGACTACTGGTTTTTTTCTGTACTTTTTACTATCCATCGCTCATTCTCCTTTCGGCGGTTCTGGAAGTGGTTTATAGTGGGTAACAAAATCCTCAATCGTTATTGACGAATAATCGTCCCAATTTTTGATAATCTCGTAATATCCCTCAGGCAAATAATATTCGTCTGTTTCTTCGTCGTACTCGCAATCACATTCGCTACTATAACCACTGGTTATTGACTTCGATGTGGCATAATATCCGTCGCAAACGTACCTTTTGCCTGACGGTCTAACCTCGCAACACAAAAGTATATGTTTTCCGCTTTCCGGCAACCTCTCACTCACACTAACCCACGGCTGATACGCTTGCAGGGCTACAACAGCTGTTTTCGCACAATCAGCGCAAGATGGCATTTGTTCTTCTTCATACAAAATCTCCATGCCTTGCGCCCAGCTTATCGCCTCTTGAACTTCCTCGCTCTTGACCGACTGGCGAGCGATGGCTTTGTCGATAAGTTTTTGTAAATCATTTCCGGTCTTAACAATGTTTGCCCTTGCGTTTTTATCTGTCAGTTTTGAAAAGGCGATAAAAGCCATGTTGCTTACTTCACTTTTCAACTCTTTCAATCTCTCAATATCCATATTACTCAATTCTCCTGTTCCATGCTTCGATTGCCTCTTGTGGTGTTTCATATTGACTATCAAAACCTAAATATGTATGACACTCATTGCAACAAACCATCCAATCACCGTTGGAAAATCCATAACTATCTTCATCCGTTACTTCTGCCTCACCACCGCAGAACGGACATGGTTTCAATGTCAGCATTATTCAATCCCCCAAACGCCATGCTTAATCATGTGCTGCGTTACGTTAAACCCGATCTCGTTTGATCTTGAGATATGACCTGGCAGCTCGCAAAATATCTTCTCGCCATTTCCCATAGCTTTTAACGCTTCTTGCCACGATACATATTTTGGCTTTGGCCTCCAGTCGTAATCAAGCTTTATGTTGCCGTTAAAAGCGCCAGCGCCAAGCTCTTGCCCGATTAGCCCTTTATTGTTAAAAATTTCGAGGTGGTAATAACCTTTGCTTGCTTTTATTCTTGCTTTATTGTCCATTTCCGGTATTATCGCCTCATACGTTCTTGTTGAACCGTTCTCGATCTCTGCTATAACTTCACTCAATTTCATTATTCTTCTCCTCTACTATTCGATTCCATGCGATTCTTGCGTCACGCTCTCGCTTATATCTAACAGTCCTGATTCCGCAACAATGAATGACATTGCCAGAAAATGATCGCCTTAACCCTACCTCATACCCTCTATTTGGCTTTCTCCCACATTTAGGACATTTAGCAAGCTTTACATATGCGCTGTTTTCTTTCATGCGTATCTGCTCGTCGATTAGTTTCAACAACAATTCGTCGTCGTACAATCCAACCTCAACCGATTCTCTCAATTCTTTTAGTGCTTTTAGTGTCATCACTCAATCCTCTTCGCTCGGAAACATATCTCTGCCTACACCAGCGTCATTCCATTGAAAATATGTTTAACCACTTCAATAGTCCACCCATCTCCACACATGTTATATATATGACTTTTAGCAACGTTCATTATGTACCAATCGGGAATAGTTTGTAATTTCCTGTATTCATTGGGTGTAAGTTTTCTACATCTACCGTTGTCATATACTTTTTTTTGTAAATTGCCGCCTCTGCATGATGTCAATGTGTGGCTTTTGAAATATTTACTACTTACTCTTTTTAAAATATCATGACCATTAAGATGTAATGTAGCAGCCACTTTCTTGTGTTCACCATGAAAATCAAAGGATTGAGCGTAATAAAAACTTTCATCTACTTCACTGTCCATAATGTCTTTCAGCACAATATTATTTGACTTAGGTAGTGGAAGGATTGGTATATTAGTCCAATAATTTCTTTTTCTATCTTGAGCAGAAAACAAATTGCTATCTATCATTACAGGCTGTACGTTAAGTGACTCACTAATCTCGTTTAAATCGGCTTTATTATTGCTATCTACATTTTCAACCATAAAATATACACCATGGTTATTGTTTGTTTTAATCCATTGTAGTATTGCATTGCACGGATAAAATAGCCACGATACACCATCTAATCCATTGTTGTAATCTTTTCTTCCTGCTGTAGCCTTCGATAATGACCTACATGGTGAGCCGAATATTACTAAATCAATTTTAGGAAGTTTAAATAATTCTACTTCATTTAAGATTATTTCATTGTTTTCTTTTGTTTCTATAACGAATCTCATTACATCACCAAGTTGAACCGTATTTGGGAAATTGAGATTAGTTGTTTTGATTGCATTTGGTTCAATTTCACTTGCAAAATAATTATTAACTTCTATTCCTAAATCTTTTAAGGCTATTTGACCACATGACATACCGTCACATAAACTTAATACATTCATCACTCAATCCTCCTAAGCAACCATAAGCCACATCAACTCCGCTCATAGCTTTTTATCCTTACCGCATACTGCGCATTTCCACCACTTACCATGTTTTTTGCAGCTAAAATATTCAACAAGATTCATTAAAGCCCCACATTTACAACAATACACTTTTCCCAGCTTAACTCTTGCCATGTCGCTTCTATCTCCTTTTCACTTCTGCCGATTTCCCTGAACATATCAAAGAATTTTTCCTTATCCTCTTGCCTTACATATCCGTCTGGCGTGTCTGCTACACAGTCTATATACGCTTCATTGATGAAGCCAGAGTGTATGTCTGCTGTTGATACTTCGTCGCTTGTAAACACGATTACAGACAGCTGCGGATTGTCTAAGATTAGTTCTGCTAATTTGCGTTTCATAATGCTCCTTTCTGCCGGATATACCGCCCCGGCTCGGCGTTTAGCTTTCTCTTATGCTTTCTAGTGCGCATTCTTCTGCATATACTATGTCGGCAACTGTGCGCCCTGTGCCTCTTAGAAAATAGTTTGTAGTGTCTTTGAACTCTTGAACCGCTTCAGAACAGCTATAACCTTTGCTCATAAGAATATCAACAGCGCCATTTAATGTATTGTTCATTTGCTTTAATCTCCCTTGCTTTGATACTCTTATTCTAACACAGTGTATTGCAGATTGCAATAGGTTGAGCGAAAATAAATTGCCTTTTTGAATAAAAAAAGAGCGCCAAGTAAAGCAAAAAAACCTTGACGCTCGCCCGCGGGAAATAGAAAGGAGATAGCTTTAGATTAGCAGAAATGTTAGTGATTTGCAAGTAGTTCTGATAGTTTGTCAAGAGCTGCCTGAACCCTCACATAGTAGGTAGATCGTGGCAGCTTGCAAAACTTGGCACCTTGACTGATTCCACATTGCAAAACGTTGAGTACGCGCTGATCGTCAGACGATAAAAATTGCAACCAGGTTCTTACGGTCATCATTTCGCTAAAATCGGTGTAGAGTTCTTTGGGCAAATATTTTTCTATTGTTTCTGGGCAAATCCTGCAAGTATGCCAGGCAAGCTTAAACTTTAGCTGTTCCATTGATTCCATTATCGCCGGTTCTCTGCCACATTTTGCTATTTTTGCCCATATTGCCGGCTCAGACCTTAAGAGATGCTCTATTCTGTCCCTGTTCATATTAAAAACCCTACAAAAAACTTAAGCGCTACTATCAATCCAAAGAATATAACAATAATGATTAAAACGCCGATTAGTTGACCGATAAAATATCCTAACTTACTCTCTGAGCTTTTCAAAATACCACCTCGCTTTGTTGTAGTCATTTTGGCTGTTGCCTTTATACGGCGCTCGCTCACGATATTTAATAACGTTACCTTTGCAGTATCCGGCAAATTCATCAGGCGTCAAACACATTTTGATGATGTCGATTGTCTCAATGCTGCCGTTAATGTAGTGAGATGGTGTAGAAACGTCGCTATTTGCTATTTTAAGAAGTTCTTCAAGTAGTGTTGTTTCTATTCCAACATAATCAGAATCAGCTCTCTTTGCGTCTCGCAGCAGACTTTCGCATTGCTTCACAGCGTTTTCTCGCTCGTTTTGACCATTCGATATCATAGTAAACCTCCGGCGGTGGCGCTTTCTTTTTGTTTTCTCTTTCGATATCTCTGTTTACTTGTTTTACCAGAAAATTAACTTTGCGTTGTGTTAAATTCAGTTTACGCCTCAACTCAATCTTTGACATTTCAGGATTATCTCTTACGAATTGTTTCTCTTTTTTCGATGGTCTATATCTTGCGGTTTTATTCTTGCCAAACGCCTTGTAATACGTTGCGCTTGCGCATTTCAAATGCACGCAAATTTCCGCTATTGTCAGGCTGTCTATGTTGTCCTTTACAAACTGTTTTTCTTCTTCGGTGAAAATTCTTTCATAATGCCTTTTCATGTCTCACTCCTACATACAAAATAGCAAACGGTATTGCTTGCATAGTTCCTTTGATTGCTAATAGTAAGCAAACTGCCAGTAAAATGTATTCAAGGATTACATTTAATCTTTGCATATAATCCCCTCGCCCTCGTAAAATATCGGCAACTTTAGTTCTTTTGCCAGTCGCTTTTCTGCCTCTGCACCCAGCGAATCGTCACCATCGTTTAACATATATATTGCTTCGCATGTTTCGAGCATTGACATGGTTATGTACATATACTGGTCGTGCGCCCAACCCTCAGGAAACACCGCCGGATTGACCGGCTGATGTCCTGCTCGTTTTAGTCTGCGCTCTGCTCGTTTGAATTTTCTGCGATAGTTTTTAGTTCCGGTTATTTTGCCACTAATAAATATTCTCATTTCACATTTCCTCGTAAGTTTTAAACAATGTACCGTCGTTTGCATATTTTGTAATGCGGATTACGCCTCTTTCATCTAATTTCTCACATTCTCCTACAAGCGAGAAAACTAAAACACCTTCATTGTCAACAGATATAACTCTGTCAAATTCTACTTCTGGGTAAAGCTCATGTGCCAAACGTGTAAGCTCTTTTTGTATTTCTTTTATCATCATTTCTTGAGCGTGGATTTCTTTTTGTAGTTTCATTAGTTCAATATTCATTTTGCCATCTCCTCTAACGTTAATTGCTCAGGACGTTCTATAACAGCTTTGCAATTTGCTACGGCTTGTTTGTAGTAACTGTCTTTTAACTCTACCCCTAAGTGTCTTCTGCCTTCTTCTAATGCCACATAGCCAACTGAACCAATGCCATCAAACGGATCTAAAACAACATCATCAGGATTACTCCAAAGTTCTATTGCTCGTCTAAAATTAACATCTGGTGAGAGTTCTTTGACCGTATCGCTCAAATCATCCCTCATTCGTCTAACAAGTTCTTCTGTTTGATCAATTTGCTTTTCTAAATTTAACAATAGTTTGTTCATAGTGTTTCTCCCTTCTTTTTCTATATTCTATCATTCTTTATTTCAATTTGCAATAGGCTTTTATAAAATTGTTCATATAAGTTTGATCGCTGATTGTCACTTCGATTCGTGGATTGACTTTGTCGTACTGGACAATAGATATAACTTGCTCAATGTATTTTGGTGAATCGTCTGTGATTAGTCCGTGGTTTTTCATGGCGTCCATTAGCACCTTGTTGCCACCTGCGGCTATGTTGTCAACGTCTCGCCTTTTGTCACGTTCGAAATAGACAACGTATACCCATATCGGGTATTGTTTAACCTTGCATTTTGGCAGAAACAGCGATATGTATTCCTGAGCGTGTTGCTTTTGCTTATTGGCTTTGTGGTAGTTGCCTCTGCTTGAATTGGTGATGTCGTTTAGGTTTGGTAAACGGCCTTTAATTGTAAATTTCATGCATTCACCATTCCTTTATCCAATCGTATTCCGTGACTTCGTCATTAAATCCTGCAAGGCGTCTCGTTGCCTTGTCAAAGCGTATATCAAACTTCCCGACTTCGCCATATTCTCTGTTTTTCGTAACCGTGATAGTGCCGTCAGCGTCAGTTTTCATTTTGTCTTTATCGAAATCATCAAACTTGCGTACGCCAATAACATTAGTGGCAAAGTTGGATATCTCGCTGGCGCCGCTTATGTCCTCGTAGCTTTCGCCGTCATTGCCTTTTTTCGGGTGAGCGACAAGAATCGTGATAACGTCATGATGGTTGGTAAATGCTTTTACTTCGTTGGTAAAATTTGCCTGCGCTCGCCAGAAGTCTCTATCTCCGGCGGCAGCTGTTTTTGCCGTCATCAAGTTGTCAATAACAAAGTAGTTGCAGCCGTAAAATCTATGCGCTTCTTCAAACTTTGAAATGATGTCATTTTGAGAAATGATTTTGGTGTCAGTATTATCGTATAAGTAAAGCCTGTTTTTGAGCCAAGTGCGTATGTATTTTTCAGCTTCAGCGTCTACGGCAAAATCAGTTCTGCCAAATTCAGTTGTTATCGGTTTCATGTATTGTGCACCGGCAGCTTGCGAAAAGATCCAATTCTGAAACAACGCAGACGATAGCTCGCCAGAATAAAAACAAACGTTCTCCCCTGCCTGTATTGCGTTTAGCGCTAACTGCCCTGTAAACGTTGATTTACCGCCTGCCGTTTTGCCGGTAACAACCGTAAGCCCGCCACGTCCTAAGCCGTTCAGCGTCCTGTCAAGGGCTGTAAAGCCTGTTGGTATTCTGTTTCTCTCTGGCGGTGGAACATAAGATGCAACTTCTATTAGTCCAGATGGTTTTTCTGGTTCAGGGATTGTAAGTCCAGCGTATAGTTCTGTTTCAGACAGTCGTGACCGCAAGCTTGCTATATCGTATACGTCTCCGTTTGTGCAGCTCTCACATTTCCAAAGACCGCCAGTGCCGACAAACTCGAACGTTTTCTGACCCTCGCACATAGGGCAAACATTAAGGACAAAGTTATTTCCTTTTTGGATTGATTTTCCAAATGCTTTAACAAATTCAGGTGTCAAGGTATTTCACACTCCTAACGTTTTCAAAATCATGGATAAATGCTTCATTAGCAATAGGTTTATAGTAAACCTCTAAATAGATTAATTCAAGAGAGTAGTTGTTTTCTTCAAACAGCAACGGTTTTTTTCTTTCAAGATCGTGCAGAAACAACCAACGGTTTATAATCCAGTTTATTTTTTTAGGGTAGTGTAGTGGGTTGATGGTTCGCAAATCTTTATAGCTGCTTATACCTTGTTGCATTTCCTTTAACCTCATCTTCCCATCTTCTACCGTTTAGCCATGTCCCTGGATAAGGTATATATTGTCCGTTGTCCTTTAACCACTGATCTGACTGAGACTGTTGTTTAATTGCTTCTGTTATTTTGTTAAACAAAGCCTCATCAGGTTTTAATTTAAGCCATGCTTTTAACGCTTGCTGTTTGCCAACTTTCTTTGGATACAAAGAGTAGAATTTATCAAACTGTGTATATGTTTCTTCTTCTATCTTACTCTCTTTTCTCTTACTCTCTTTTCTCTGTGTAACATCACCGCACATTTCTGTCACATTGTGACGTCCATCTGTCAACTTGTTACACTTTTCTTCGTTTTTCCTTCTGAGTTTTCTCATTCTTTCCGCTGAATCTGTTTCAGAACCAGTTGACTTGATAACGTTAGGCAAGAAAAGTCCATCTTCTTCTGAGATTTCGATAAGATTGTTTGCTTTTAAGAACGCAATTGTCAATCTTACATCTTCTATTTGCTCGTCGATTTCAAGCGCAATTTGTTCTGATATGTCCGACTCTGTTTTTTCAAATTCTAAATATCCCTCTTTATTAATTGAGAGAAGTTGCATTTTCAAATAAATGATTGTGTAAGTTGCTCCACCAGCTATAAGCCTAAGTTTTTTCATTTCTCTGCTTCTAAAAAAGTCTTGTTTTAGCTTCAACCAATAAAACCTTGCCACTATCAACTCTCCTTGTCGTGAATGTTGCCGATGACCTGAAGATCATTTGAGCGAGCTTTTCTCAATGCAATCGAACCTTTGTTATCTACTTCAATTCTGAACGCACAATCATTTTGTACAAAATTAACTAAGCAGCTTCTCCCAACAAATCGAACAACATCCCCCTCAAAAATCTCCACGCCGTTCCGGTCTTTCAGGCCGGTAAATTGTCCGACGGTTTCGGGAATAACTTCAAAAGTCACAATATATAAACACCCTTCTTGTCCTATTTTTTCACTTTCGTTGGCATCGCTATCTTTGGGGAATATATATGTTTTGCCTGTTATTCCACAATAAATCAAATGTCCATACACCCATTCACCATTATCTACTCGCTTGCCCTTGAATTTATATTCTCTCATATTATTCACCTCTCGTAATCATACGTTGGTATGCAAATATCACAATAGTTTTCCCATTCTCCAGATACAAGTTGTCTTTTCCAATCCATTTGACAAGCATACTCTACGGCATCTTGAAAATATTCAAAACCATCTACACATCTGCCGCAGTTATCGCAAACAAGTGAATATGTTTTATGCTCTTTTATTATCATTGGAAACCTCCATTTCTATTTGTCCTTCCATCGGTGTGTTGTCAGGCTCAGTTATTGACAGTGTACCTTTTCGACGTGGCTCTTGTTTTTTGTTAAACATTCCGCAAGCAGTCCATTTTTTAACCCAGTCAGTTGATAACGAACTCGACGTACCGTAAAGAGCGCACTTGAAATATTTCTTGCTCCAAAGCCATTCATGCAAATTGCAGCAGTCGCCGCACCTTTTACCTTCCAGTTTTCCAAAACGTTTGTGCATGGCATCTATTTTACAAATAAACAATGTTATTCACCTCTCTTTAACCGTTCAATTTCTTCGTCTGGTATTCTAACAGAACCGCCAATTTTGACTGCTTTTATCAATCCTTTTCTAAGCCACGCATAAAATGTTGGCCTTGTAATTCCAAATATTTCGCAAAATTGTGCAATAGTTTTCATTATTTAACCCCCTTTATTTGTCAGCTCTTCATATGTTCTCAAATGAACTTTCAAGCTGAACAATAAATAATCATCATCTTTGCCTAAATAGTCCAACAAACAAATCCAATAAGCATATTCAAACTTATGCGGTTCGCCTTTTGTTAATATTTTGGCTTCTGTGTGAGCAAGTATCTTTGCCACTTCTTGCTTATCCATATGTTACCTTTCTCCCCGTGTAGCCGATAGGTCAGCTTGCGTTTTACAGCGACTGCAAATATAGATCTCTTATCTTTTTGTTGTTTGCGATTATTCCAGCAATCATCATGTTTCTTGCAGCTTGTCGCTCTTTTTCCGTCTCAGTTAAATCATCAATCATTATTGACATTTTGTTGTAGACTTCCGTTTTCTTGATTTCTTCCTCTACTTTTGAAATTAACTGTTCTTTTGTCATTGCTTTGCCCTCCTTGCTTTCTATATTCTTATTATACATTACAAATTATTACATGTCAAATAAAAAAAAGAGTGAAGCTAAATGCCCCACTCAGATTTTATTCTTGCCAGTTCGTCCGGCGTTAGTGTTTCAATGTTTAACTCTTTACACTCGCTAACAACACCATCAATTAGCCTTGCCATTTCTGCGGTTGTATAAGTGCTTGAACCGTAGTAACATTGTAGTTGAACGCCTGTAACGCCGTTTACAGTGACCTCGCCAAGTTCTTTGATTGTTCGCCATTCTTGTTTCATTCGCTCGACTGCTGCCGGTCTGACTATAACGTGCGTAAAAACTCCATAGCGTTCCAAAACTTGCAGATATAGCTCATCTTTCGTTGTGCCCAATACGTCGGCCATTTTACAAAAACAACACCCACATATAGGCATTAGCATCAAGTGATCGCTTCTTTGTTTTCTTCTTTACTTCTACACTTATTCGCCGCCGTTATCAGCGAAGTCGTTAAGCGATAAAAACTCATGCTCTTGCGCTTCTGTTAGTGTTGCGAATATCTTCAAGTGACCGCCGTAAACTGAGTGAGTATAGCATACACGTTTACTTGTTAAATTCATCGATAGTTTCTCCCATACGCTTTGATAAACTCTGACCTGCTCCATACACGCTCAAACTTGCGTTGATAATGCGCTTTTAGCAGCTGGTCAAAGTCTTTGCCGTTTATCGCTGTGCGGTGTGCGTGTAAATCGTCGTGGCACGTTACACAAAGATAAGACAACATGCCATAGCGTTCTGACTGCTTGCGGTTTTTGCCACCAAAATACACATGATGAATAACACATTCCGTTGTTCGTCTACAAATTTCGCATTTGTGAAGCTGTTGCACTTTGGGTAGTGTTATTAGTTTGCCGTTGATTAGCTTTTTCACGCTCTCACGCCCTTTCCAAGGTAGAGTAAAGCGCAAGCAATATACTTTCATTACTTGCGCCATGCTCGCTGTTTTAGGCTATGTTACAGCCATTCTGGTAGTGGTCTACCTACATGCTTGCACAGTGTAATCATTCTGCCTATTGTTTGGTTGTATTCGTCTGTTTTGGCACAAATGGCAAATCTACCAAAATTAACTCCGTCTACATAAGTATAAGTTTTGGCTCCTTCTTTTCTAAACTTCAGCGAAATGCCGTTAGGAAAAACTGCAACAATCTCACCAATGATGCGCTGTGCTTCTGCAATTTGATCAGCGGTGTAGCTGTGTTTGGTGTATGGTTCGATGTCTGACTTATACAAAATCTGATCGCCAACTTCGCCTCTATTTTTGATATATCCTCTCAACTCAAACATTCCAGAAGGATCGACATTAAGAAATTCAACAATTTCACCAAGCTCAAAATTGTGATAATTATTTCCCTTGCCGACCACTTTGAACAAATCGCCCGGTTTCGGCAACTGTTCGGCTTTTTCTAATAGTTCAATAGGAACATAATAGTCTATTCCCCCTACTTCAACCCTATCGCTTGTTTTAGATATGTATTTGACTTCAAGTTCTTTACCTTTAAGGCTTGCAATCTGCTTTCTTATTGGCCGCTTGTCGCCCTTGAATTTTTCATGCTCGTAGAACTTATCAATCAACTTCACTGTATCGCCCAGCTTGATCTCAGCCTTTGGTTTTTCTTCAACAACCTCATATTCAGGTTCAATAAGAAAAGCAAACGGCTGACATATCGGCCTATCTGCTGATCTGCCTGTGTAGCCTACATCTTTTAGAATTCTGACGTAAATATCTTTTGGATTTCTCGTGCTAAACGCAATCACTTCTAAAACATCGCCATTTTCATATCCTACGTGACTTCCCCCGCCTGAAACAATCATTACCTTATCTCCTACTTTAACCATTGGTTTGTCCTCGCTTTCTACAACTTCGTATTCTGAATCCCATATGCATTGGTCATGCTCTTTGACAAAAACTATTCCATATTCT